TCCAGGAACCGCTTCACGATCCGGTTCCGTGTCAGCGCGACCGACAGGTTGCCTTCCTGGTAGAGGATCGGAGGCGTGCCTGGACCCATGTAGTCGCGTGCGGCTTCGAGCGCGGTGACTGTCTGCCATTGGATCTGGCCGCGCGTCGGGACGCTGATCAGAACATCGTTCACGCGACGTTCAGGGTCGGGGTGACCTGCTCCGTCGTGTTCGCCTGCGACAGGTCGCGCGCCGTCCCGCCGGCCTGCAGATTCCACGCGCAGATCGCCTTCCCGGAGTTGTCGGCGGTCGTGACGAGGATGACGCTCTTCACCGCCGACGACCAGTCAGTCGCAGAGCCGGTAGCGAAGCTCATCTGCGAGAACACCACCGCCGACGGGTTCGCCGCCGACGCGGTCGGCTCCGCCTGAGACTGGCGCGCATACCCGGTCCCGGTGATCTCGCCGACACCGCCGGAGAGCGTGTCGGTCACCGCGAGCGTCCCCGTGCCAGAGCACGGCTTCGTCGACAGCAGGAAGTAGCAGGTCGAGGGGAGGCCGTTGTTTGCCAGCTCTTTACGGCCCTCGTTGAAGGAGAGGAAATCGGCCATAGGGGTGCTCCTTTAGGCGGTCTGGAGAAGGTCGCGGGCGCGTTCAGCGAACCGGGCACGGTTAGCGACAGTCGCGGCCGACACTTCGGCCGTATGCCCGGCGGTCACGTTCAGCTTGTGCTGGAGGCCGACCCGGACTTCGCGGAGGCTCATCCCGGCAGCGCGGGCGCGCAGACACAGGTCGTTGTCGGAGTAGTAGGCCGGCTCGTCGAACGACTCGTCGAAGCCGCCCAGCTCGGCGAGGTCGTCGCGCATCCCGGCGAGGCACCAGCCGTCGAGGTAGGGGAGCGGCTCGCCGTCCACCGTCCCGTGCGGGTCGTACCTGAGTTCCGCGCCGACGAGGACGCCCGGCTCGACAGCGTCGCGGATCCGGGCGAGCCAGTCGCTGCGCGTCATCAGGACGTCGTTGTTCAGGAACAGGACCGCGTCCGTAGCCGCTTCCTGGAGGCCGAGGTTGCAGGCGGCAGCGAAACCGACGTTCCGGTCGAGCCGGACACCGGGCAGGCCGACCGCGGGGCTGCTGCCGTTGTCGACGACGATCAGCTGGTCGCGGTGGCTGCGGCAGCGGACAGCGGCTGCGTAATCGTCTAGCAGCTCGGGATGGTCGAGCCACGGCGTCACGATCGCGATGGTTGTAGCGTCCGGCCGGAGCTTCGCGACGACCTCTTCCCGCCACACCGGGTCGCCCATCTTGTCGGCGCAACCCCGGATGAACGTGTAGTCGCCTCCAGGCTCCCGCAGCTCGGGCGCGTGCGCCGCCCAGACGCCGAGCTTCTCCGGGACGTTCGGGACGAGCAGCATCTGCGTCGACACGTTCCCGAACTCCAACACCGGTTCGCGCCACAGGATGCCGTGGTCGTAGTGGTCCATCCGGAAGACCACCGGGCGGTCGCACGCGTGCTCGCGGAACAGGCCGATCGCGCCGGGCAGGTAGACGTCGTCGTCGTCCATGAAGCACAGGTGCGTCCCGGTCGCCTGCGCCATCCCTTTGGTGCGGGCGGTGTAGCCGTGGTCGCCGCCTGTGACATGCAAAACCTTCGCCTTAGACGACTCCCACGAATGCCAATCCGTCGGGCCGGCGGCGTCATCGACGACAACGATGAACTCGTCCGCGTCCAGGCAAGACTCCAGAGCGGCAGCCAGAGACGCCCGGCCGACGGTCGGGATGATGACCGACACCCTGACCATCAGATGAACGCCGCGTGCTCGAGCGGACGGACGATCCCGTCCAACGCCAGATTCGCGAGATGGCCGCGGCACATCACACGGCAATCCGGGCCCACCCTGGACGCGGTATGCCGCTTCCACACATCCGCGAACGACTCGACCGACAGGTCGCCGATCTCCGCGGCGGGATGCTCACGCTTGTTCACGCACGCCCAAACCTTCCCGTTCGGCGTCACCGCCGTCTGCAACGTCGACCACCAGCACGTCTGGTAGCCGTGGCCGGCCCAGTCGCGGTACATCTCGAACCGGGACAGGTCAGCCTCAACCGACGGGTGCAGCTCGGCGGCTGCGGCCACCCGGTCGATCGCGGCATCCATCCAGGACGTGTCCTCGCCCGCCGCGTCCGGGTGCGCCTGGTCGTACCGGACCGCCGGCCGGAACTGGACGTAGTCGGCACCGAGCGTCGCGCCGAGCTCGGCCATCGCGCCGACATCCCGGTAGTTCCGGCTCGTCACGAGGAAACCGACGCCGACCGTCGCCGACCCCGGCGCCGCCGCGAGCCTCCGGACGCCCTGGCAGGCCGCCCCGAACCTGTCGACACCCTTATCCCGCCGGTACGACTCGGCGTCGGCGGCGTCCAGACTCACATACGCGAACGTCAGCCTGCGCTTCAACAGCTCGGCCCGCCACCCGTCGATGTGGCCGCCATGCGTGTACAAGCCCTGCTCGAGCTTCCCGTCCGCGTACACGATCACCCGGTCGAAATCCGGGTGCAGCGTCGGCTCGCCACCACCCGTCCACGTCACAGACCGGACACCCGCCGCCGCCAGCTGGTCGACCATTCGCTCGGCAAGCACGACGTCCATCAGGTCGCCGCCAGCCACCGCTCCGGCAGGCTTGGCGCGCGTCCCCTTCAAGGGGCCACGCGTATGCGTGTACGCGAAATGGCACCACTCGCAGCCGAGGCTGCAACGGTTGCTGAGATCGACCTCCACGTTCACCGGCGCCACCGTGCGGCCCTCCGATACGATCTGGGAGAGCCTGTCGAGGTGGCCGAATAGCTTCGCCTGCGGCGCGATGAACGTCACAGCCAGACCGCCCCGATCCCGTTGTACCGGCCTGCACCATCGACGATCTCGACCGTCCGGTGGTCACGCTTGATCTCGCCCCACAACTCGGCGACGCCGTAGTCGGGCCTCGGCGTGACATCGTGGAAGCAGACGACCCCGGTGACGAACGGCCGGTAGTTCTCCCAGTCCGCCTTGACCGCCTCGTAGGTGTGGTCGGCGTCGATCAGCGCGAACTCGTAGGGGCCGTGCTGGCGGACAGCGTCGACGATCTCCGGGTCGCGCGAGTCGCCGTGCAGGAGCGTCAACCTCGACTGGGCCGCTTCCGCCCATCCCTGCCAGCAGGCCGGGCCCGGGTCGCGCATCGTGTCGTCGACTGCCGTCACCTCGCGGGCGAGGTGCAGCCAATGCCAGAGCGTGCCGCCCTCCCAGACGCCGATCTCGAGGATCCTGTGCGGCTGTAACGACTCGGCCAGCGCGAGCATCTGCTCGAGCTCCCACGCGGTCTGCGCCGTGTCGACCGGTGCCGCCAATGTGGCTGCGGTCACGCGGCCGCCTCGGCGGGGATCAGGGCGGCGCACTTGTCGAGGATCCGCGCCTGCTCTGTGTAGTGGGTCGGCTTCATGACCATCCGGTTCGGCGCCCGAAACCAGGGGAGATGCTCGACGCCGACGTCGACGTTCGTCCAGGGAGTGAGCGCGGAGAAGATCAGGTCGCACCAGAGCAGCACGTCGTCGTCCATCCCGTACGCGTCGATGTACCGGCGGATCGCGGGCTTCGGCAGGTCCTTGTGGAAGATCGCGCCCCAGCTGATCCAGGGTGTGTCGCCGTCGCCGACGTTCGTGAAGATCCGGTCCGCGTAGCGGGGCTTCCACTTTTTGAGGAGCGCGGCGGCGGGGCAGATCGCGTCGTCGTCCTGCATGTACACGAACTCGGTTTCGACCTCGGGGAGGATCGCGAAGTGGCCGTACACCTTCAGGTCCTGGCCGCGCTTCGAGTTGTCCCAGACCGCGACCGGCCACGACTTCGGGAGGCTGGCGAGGATCGGGTCGAGGTCGACGTCGCCTCTGGTGACGATCACAGCCGTCGGGATCACGCCGCCACCCTGGCCCGCCACGGCTGCACCATCTCCGACACCAACTCGAACGAGGTCGCGTTCGCGACCGTCGGCAGAAGCTCCGCCCACGTCTCCTCCAAACCGTTCCCGCAGACGTCCTGGATGTGGCCGTGCCAATGATCCGGGCCGCCCAGCACATGCACCCGCAAACCGTCCGGCCGGCGGCCGTCGTTGTCGGGATGGTCAGCGCACCACCACTCCAACTCGAGCAACGCCCGGTAGGTGCCGTCGCTGATCTGCCAGCCGGGCGACTTCCACCCCTGCACGAACCTCGGGTGGACGCTCAACAGCACGTCGACGGTCTGGTCGTAGCTCCAGTTTTCGGCTTCGCGCGGGTCAGCGCATTCCGGGCCGCCATGCTCCCAGCCGTGCGGCACAACCTCAAGCCAGTCCGGCAGCGACTCCAGGAACCCGTCCGAGCAGAGCCCCGGCACCGCGAACACCGTCGCACGGAACGCCGGGTTGACGGTCTTGAGGGCGTTGAGGAGGTCGAGCCGATGGTTCGTGTCGTGCATGTCGTCCCAGTCGAACACCATCAGCGGGCCGGGCCTCCTTCGAGGACGCGCCGCTCGAAGTAGGCGGGAATGTCAGCGGCCTGCCCGTCCGTCGTCAGGTAATGGTTCACCGCATACCCGGCGAGATAGCCGCACCGTCCGCCGCGGGCCGTCCACCAGGGACAGATCAGCTCGTCGCCTGTCCACAGGGGCTGCCGCTCGTCGTACCGGAAGTCGCGGAACGCGCGGGCGGGGACGGCCATGAAGATGCCTCCCAGGTGGTGCACCTCGTCGATCCGGTGGCCGCCAAGCTTCGTGTAGGCGAGCGTCGGCGGCGGGTTCCGGAGCCCTTGGACGCGCGGCGCGAGAATCGCGTCGTGTTCGACCGCTGCCTCGCAGACGACCCGCAGCGTGTCCGGCTGCAAGACTTCGCAGTCGTTGTCGAACCTGACGACAGCGTCATAGTCGTCCGCGTTGACGGCTTCGTCGAGGAGCAGGTTGAGGCCGCGACAGATCCCGATGTTCTGCTCGAGGATCGTCACGTCGAGCGCCTCGTCGCCGAGCAACCACTCCGCCGTACCGTCCGTCGAGCCCTGGTCGAGGACATACCAGTCGAAGTCACAGCCCGCGTTGTCCCAGAGCGTCTGGAAGCAATGCTGCGTGTACACGAGACGGTCACGTGTCAGGGTCAGCACCGCGATCCTCACGCGGCCACCTTCTTCTTCGCCGCTCGCCGTTTCATCGCCCGGTTCGGCAGCGGCCCCACCTCGCGCGGAGCTTCCAACCTCGCTAACGCCGGGATCCAATAGTCGAGCATCACACGGTCCGCGTCGTAGCCGACCGCGAACTCCCGGGCACGTTCTCGCAACGCCGTATCGCCGCGCGCCTCGTACGCCTGCTCCAACGCGTCCACGATCTCGTACACCGACGGACACATGAAAAACGACGTATGGAACGAATCCCACCACCGGTCGCCGATAACCTTCCAGCCCGCACCACACAACTCCGGCATCGACGTCCAATCCGTCACGATCACCGGCACACCGCACGCCTGCGCCTCAATGATCGGGATCCCGAACCCCTCGCCGTAGCTGGGATTGGCGAGCACGTCCATGATCGAATAGATGCCCGCCATCTGCTCCTGCGTGATCGTCCCGACCAGATACTTGTCCTGCGCCACACCACCGAAAGCGCCCGCCGGGATCCCACACGCCGCCGCCAGATGCGGCAGATTGATCCCCTCGAACATGCCGAGCGTCTCGCAATGCACATACAGGAAGCTGTCCGGATGCTGAGCGTGGAACTGCGCGAACGCCTGGAACACCTGCGGGAACGCCTTCCGCGGCGGATTCTGCTGCATGTTCGCCGCCACCATCCCGACCACGAACACGTCCGGGTCGAGGCCCATCGCCTCCTTCAACTGGCGCGGATCATCATGCGGCCGGTAGATGCTCGTGTCGACGCCGTGCGGCACATACAACGGGTCGAACCCATGGTCGCGGAGCTGCTGCTCGCCGAACCGTGACATCGCGATCGGCGTCACCTTGTACCTGTCCAACGCCTCCAACACGAGCGGCGGCGCCGGGTCATGGTCGATCGGCACCCACGACGCCAGCCGCAACCCGTCGAAGTCAGCCATGATCCCGCCCGCACGCGCGTTCGTGGAGATCCACGTCCACACGTCCTGCAGCGTGATCACCTGCACCTCGTCCGAGTCGCCGCCGCCGTGGTCCTTCGCGTACAGCTTCAACAGATGCTTCCCGTACCTGGTGATGTCGGTCGGGTAGCACTTGAACCCGTCGATCTCGCGGATGTTCCCCTCCAGGCCGTATAGGCAGGAGAGCGCGACATCGTGGCCTGCCGCCCGGAGCCGCTTCGTGAACAGCTCCGTCTGCTGCCCGTACCCCGACGGCGTCCAAGGAGCCACCGAATGCCAGAGGATTTTGATTCAGACCACCTCCCGCCAGATGCGCCGCTCGCCGATGGCAGCAAGCGTCCGTGGTCGTATGCCATACCGGTCGCAGAGTTCATCGACCGCCGCTCGGATCTCGCTTGCCTGTTCCGCGGTCAGCTTCGTGGCCGCCCCACGCCTGGTGTTTTCGGCACGGGTAACGGGTTCGAGATGCTCTGGATTGACGCACGCTCGAGTGCGACAGAGATGGTCGATATCAAGTCCTTCCGGGATCGGCCCAACGTGGTGCTCATAGAAATAGCGGTGAGCCATCATCGTGTCCGATGTCCCTGGACGTTTGCAACGCCCGTAGCCGGTGTTGAGGTTTCCGAGCCACAGCCAGCATCCAGTCTCAGGATCGATGTCGTAGCGATCGAGAATCGCTAGGTCATGCCTTTGTGAACCGCGGTAGAACCGGCCTTTTTTATCGCGCACGATGTTCATGCGTCGCGTGCTTCTCCGGGAGCGTCGGTCGCCTGCTCACCCGGCGGCACCACATGGCGCGGCTGCAACAGCTTGAACAGATGCGGGTGCTTCCTCACAAGCCAGTGGCCCGCCTCGAACGTCTGCCCCTTACTGACGCTGAACCAGTACGTGCCAGCCTGGTCGGCAGTCGAAAACGAGTCGACAGCCTCGTAGATGTCCGAGTCCTGGTGTTTACGCGGTCGTCCCATTGCCGTTCCTTTCGTTTGGCCCGGTTGCATGGGGGCGGCCACCGGACCGCGACCGCCCCCAACACGTTGCTGTTACAGCAGCTTCAACGTCACGAAGCTCGAGTTCGCCTGCAGACCGCCGGCGAGCACCTTCGACGTCGTCCTCCAGTAGCAGTAGAGGCCACGCTGCCCCGTCGGGAGGTTGTTCGCAGTCCCGAACAGATGCTGGATGAACTCCACGTTCATCCCGATCCGGTCGACGATCACGAAGTTCGAGAAGTCGCCGATCGTCATGATCCACGTGCCCGACGTCGTCGCCGAGCTCATGTCCGACCACTCGTACTTCGGGTAGCCGATCAGCCGCTCCGGCTGGCCCTCCTGCAGCTGAACCCACAAGCTCGCGCCACCGGCCGTGTCGAACTGGCGCACCAGGTTGAACACGGCACGATTCGCGACGATCGACGCGTTCTCCTTGAACCTCGGGGAGAGCGCGTTCTCGAGCTTGTACAGGTCGGCGACCGCGAACACCGCAGTCGTCGCCGTCGACACGACAGCCGTCGCCCCCGTCTGGAGGCCCTCCGGGACGCTCGACGTGTGGCCGGCACCCGTCAGGTACTTCGACGACTCCAGCCGGTTCTTCGCGTCCAACAGCATCTTTGCCATTTCCGCCTGGATACGGATCCAGTCCTCGCTGACTTCGATGCTCATCGGCACGAACGCCTGCGCCTTCTCCACGTTCGCGGTCGGCTGCGCCAGCACTGGAGCGTTGTCGGTCGCCTCCGTCGCTTCCGCTGAGAACGCCGCCGTGATCCCGGTCGAGCTGATGCCCTCCCAGGTGTTCCCCACGACCTGCTCGACCCTGGAGATCTGCCGGATCGGCGTCTGCTGGCCCGCCGACGTCAGGATCACCGTCGGGTCGAGGATCACCGGGACAGCGAAGCCGCCAGCCGTCGTCGTCAGCGACGCGGCACGCAGCATCTCAGGGCCCACCACGGCGCCCTTCGTCGCCAAATAGCGGCCGAACTCCTGGCTGTACTCCCGCGACGACGTCGCGATCACACGGCGCGCAATCGACCGTGAGCCGCCATCATCGCCGCGACTGTGGTCGAGCGTGTCAAGGAGATGGCCGACCTGCGTCTGCGCCTCCTCCTTGCTGACCCCCGGGACGGCCGGGTTGAACCGGTTCTCGAGGATCTGCATCGCCCCGTCCCGGTACGCCTGCTCGAGATCGGCCATGCTGTTCGCCCGCGCCCGGTAGTCCTCGAGCCGGGTCGGGTCGTCCGGAACATGCGACACGACACGCTTGCCGCGCTTCAGGTACTTCGGCTCCGCCTCGGTGTGGTTCGGGTCGTCCGCGAGATCAGCGACCCGTTCCGCGCGCGCCTTCACCTCGTCGATCGTCGCGACCGTCTCGTCGAGCTCCTCGTTCAGCTCGTTCCACCGCGACTTCACATCGTCGGGGAACGACTGGCCCGAGTGCTCGGCGTCGATGTCCCGGATCTCGGCGCGGAGTTCGTCCCGGCGCGCCACCAGGTCGGCTAGAGACGCCATGACGGCTTCTCCTTTCGGTTGATGTAGAGACGCGCGTCGGTGCGCGCCCCGGCGCGAGTGGTGGCCTCGGAAGGCTCCGGCTCAACAGTGTCCGGTTCAGTTCGAGTGGTGGCCGCTGGCGGCTCCGGCTCCGAGCGTTGCTTGTCGGGTGCTCCCGCCTTCAGGCGGGCAAGGGTCTCGTCGAACGTGCCGACACGGTCCGCCATCCCGGCCTTCACAGCCTGGGCGGCGAGCAGCATCCGGCCCTTCCCGAAATCGTTCAGCACGGTCTCGGTGTCGACGCCGCGGCCGTCAGCGACAGCCTGCACGAACGTCTCGTAGATCGAGTCGACGCGGTCCTGCATCGCCGCCTTCGCGTCCTCCGAAAGCGGCGCAAACGGGTTCCGCTCCACCTTGTAGTCGCCGGCCGAGACGAGCGTCGTCTTGATACCCGCCTTCTCCTGCGCCGCCGACAGGTCAGCGTGCGCCGTGTAGACGCCGATCGACCCGACATCGCCGGAAGGAGTCACCACGAGCTCGTCAGCAGCGGACGCGATCCAGTAGGCGCCAGACGCGGCCCGCGGATTCGCCGACGCCACGATCGGCTTCGTGCCCCTCGCAGCCCGGATCTCCGACGCCAACTCCGGAACCATCTGCGCGTCGCCGCCCGGCGAGTCGATGTCGATCAGGATCGCCGACACAGCCGGGTCCGCGAGCGCCGCACGGAAGTCCTGCTGGAACGCCTCCACCGACGTCGCGCCGCTCACCTCGCTCAACAAGTCAGCGCGCGGCACGATCATCCCGTGCAAAGGCAGCACCGCCACATCCGACTCCTCGACCGGCGGCGCGTCGGCGCGCGTCCCGATCCTGTCGCGGATCTCCTCGACCGACGGCGTATGACCGTTCGCGCGCTCACCGATGATCCCGACCAGCGTCGCCAACGCCGGCGGATGAAGCGCCCACACCGTCCCGCCGACCAGATCGACCGAGCGGCGATACCTGAACTCGTCGACGCCACGCTCCGCCGGCACCTCACGCGGCACCGCCACCTGCGAACGGCCGCGCAGCATCTCCTCCAGCCGCTCCGGATCCTGCGCCAACCGGTCAACGAAAAACTCGTCCGTCATCGACCGGACCCCCGACGACGTCCCCTTGTAATACGGGATCGGGGTCGGCCCGAACTCGCGGACCTTCGCCTCCAACACCGTCAACTCCGGGATCCCCTCAGGGTTGTGCTGCGACTTCTTCGGCCGCTGCACGAACTCGTACTGGACGATCGCGAACCGGTACGACGACCCGTACTCGCCCGCCCGCAACCCGTCCATCAAAAGCGGCGGGATCCCGTCGAACAAGCCGACCTCGTAGTAGGAGTCCTCCTCCAGCTCGTCGATCGACCCGAGCACCTGCATCCCGAGCGCGTCGACGCCATGGTGGAACAGACACTTCATGTTCGACCGGTTCTCGCGGACCGTCTTCGTGAACGCCGACGGCGCCGTCCGCTCCAAAAAATGACCCTCGAACGCGGAACGGATCTCCGTCCACGTCTCGAACTCCGCGAACCGGCCGAACATCACCGGCTTCTCCTCCTCGCGGAGCTCCGGGCCCGGCATCAACGCACGAAACAGATCGCCCTTCGGCGGCGTTGCGGGCACAGCTACGCCCGCCTCGAGGGCGGTAGGTGTCACGGTCATCTGGGTTCTCCTTAGGCGGGCACAGGCGCCGGCTTGGCGCCATTCGTAGCCGGTGATGCTGCCGGTCCGGGCTGCAGCTGGACAGAAGGAAGCCCTGTATGCACAAGCCTGTTCAAATCGCCGGAAGTCACAGCGTCAACCACCGACTCCGGCGTGAAACCAGCCATGATCAGCGTCGAGATCGACGTCGTATCCGCCTGCTGCCGCTCGCCGGCCTTCCGGATGTCCTCACGCAACGCCGGAATATCCCGGTCGTCATACCAAAGCTCCGCACCCGGCGGCACCGGCACAATCCGCGCCAACGAACCAGCCATGTTCCGCCACTCCGGCCGCGCGAACATGTCCGTAAACGACTTCATCGACGCCTCAAAATTGCCGGCGTTCAACGACGACCCCTGCAGCCCCTCCGACAAGCCGACCAGCACCGGCGGCGTCCGCGCAGCAGCAGCGATCCGCGTCTCGCCGGCGCCCTGCGTCACCTTGAAATCCATCTGCTTGAAATCCATCCCGATCGGCTTCACATCGACACCGGCCGCCCCGAACACCGTCCGGTACGCGTTCCCGGCGCCCTCATGGTCGTCACGCCACTTCCGCACATAACCCTTGTACGCATCCAGATCAGGCGTATCGAACTTCACGAACAGATTCGGCGTCGCAGCGTTCTCAAAAAACGAAAGCTTATGGTCGGTCGCCGCCTTATCCGCCATGATCTCCCGGATCACCGACGTGATCCACGACACACCACGGAACTGCGCCATCGGATCCGGGTGCGGCGCATAATGCGCCACCTCGTCCGGCAGAAACACCACCGGGTCGCGGCCGCCGCCCGGCCCGCCCGGCCGATACACATAGCCGATCACCTCAGCGTCCGGGTCCCCCAACGCCGCATCCTCGTTCTCGTTCGACCCGACCACCAACGTCACCCAGTCCGGCCGCAACGTCCTGACTCCGCCATACCGGTTCGTCCCGAACCAGTTCCCCGCAAGCGACGCGTCCAACTCCATCCTCGAGATCAGATCCCCGGTCGTCGCGCCAGGCCACGGCGCCTCCAACTGCGCCAACGCAGCCGTCGTAAACAGGTTTCCTGGCCGGCCGTTCCGCCGTTCCCGGAACGCGAACCGCGCCTCCGACAGCAGCAGCTGCCGCACCGTCACACACGCGAAAACGACGCTATCCGTCTTGTACGCCAGCTGCGCGATCCCCGTAAAGTTCGGGGCGATCTCCTCCTGCGACTGGCCGGTAACCGTGTAGACGCTCCCGTTGTAGGCGAACTGCGTCCACGCCGCCGCCCACTCCTCAAGCGACACCAACGGGTCCGACCGCTCAACCTCCTGCTTCCGACGGATCGCGGGAAGCAGCCTCACGCGAAATCGAACGCCACCAAAGGCGCCGCCTCCACCGGATCACCCATGACCGACACCGCCATCGCCAACGCGATCGCCGCGTCGATCACGGCACCAGAACGCTTCGGCTTCACAAACCGGTAACCCTCACCGACCGACTTCGGAGCCGCAGCCAACACATGGCGCGTCAACTCCGAACTTCCAGGATGACGAAGCCGCCTCCCCGACACCGCCTCCGACAGACGCTGCGCCGCCAACGCCATCGGCGAAGGCTTCTGCGAATACTCGACCACCTGCGCATCGAGCTCCGCGTCGATCTGCTGGGCAAGCTGCTCACCGCCAGCCTCCGGATCCACCACGAACACCGGATGCGTGTACCGCTCCGCCACCTCCACCACCCGGTCCCAGATCTCGTTGTACGGCGTCGCCGAACCATCCCTCGGCGGCACAACAATCCGCTCCTCACCCACAACCAGCATCCCCTCATCCGAAGGCCAGACAGGGACAATCGCGGTCGTATCCCAACGCCAGCCAAGATCGACGCCGATCACGACGCCCGTCGCGTCAGCCGGGATCACCGCCGCCCCGTCCTCGCACGCCTTCCATTCCGTCTCCGAGATCGCGCCAGCCTCACCGAACATCCAGATGCCGCACGCGAACCGTGCCCACTGCCACGGCTTCATCGACGGCGACAGGAACCGCCGCTCAAGCTCCTCCGGCGTCTGCCACGAAGCCGGATTCGCCGTCTTCACCACATCCATGTCGTCACGATCCTGGTCGTCGTCGAGCGCCCACTCATGCATCGCGAAATCGTCAGACCGCACCCGCCGATAGGCGCCCTCCCGGACCATCCCCGGCAGCGCATGAGCCGCCGAACGCATCTGCCCGAGCGGCGACTCATGATCATCGCCAGCCGTCGAAATCGTGATCATCCGGCCCTGCCGCGGCCCCAACCCATCCCGAAACACCCCATACAAGCCGGCGTTCTTGTGCCTATGCAGCTCGTCGACCTGCGCCAAAGTCGGCAGAACCCCGTCCGCCGTATCCTCGTCCGCCGCGTACACCTTGATCAGCCCGAACATCTCCTTCGGATCGTCCGGACAGTCCGGATGCCGACGCCGAATCTCCCGGTAACCCCGCAACACCCGCACCAGAGCCTGCAACTCCGGCGACCGCTGCACAAACCCGCGAGCCTGATCGAACAACACCATCGCCTGCTCCCGCGAAGCCGCCGCAATCGGCACCATCGCGTTATCCGTCGTCACCAAATGGTGCAAAGCCACCGCCGCCAACAGAGTCGACTTCCCGTTCTTCTTCGGAATCAGGATCAACGTCTCACGGACACCCTCGAAATAGTCCGCCAGCATCAGACGCTCAAACGGCTCAAACACCATCGGCGCGCCGTTCTCGAGCGTCAACCGGCCACAGAACTCCGCGAACGCCTCCAACCCGGACTCCGCAGCCACAACGGCGGTCAAGCGCTTTTCTCTCCCAGCCGAC